GAACAGCTCGAGCAACTTCCGGTCGTCGTATGCTTTCGCCGCCAACGCGGCTTCAATGCGCGCTTCGCCGGCCTGGCTCAACCGGCCGTCCGCTGTCACCAGCTCCGCGACGTCGTTTGCCGCGACCGCGCGCTCCATGAATCGGCGCACGAACTGGCTGTTCCGGGACAGGCTGGCGTCGCCGCCTTCGTGCAGCGCCAGCATGGCATCGTCTATCGCGTCGGCATCTGCTGCCGCCCGTTCGCCCGGTGACAGCCCCGCCGTCGCCCGTTCGTTCGCTGCCTTGACGAATTCTCGGCGCTGCGCGTCCGTCAGGTTGGTACGTCGCTGCCGCACCAGCACCGGTGCCTCGAAACCGTCCAGGTTCAGCCCCTGGTCCTGCAGGAACTTCCGGTACGCCTCGGCCTCCGGACCTGTCGCCCGCTCACGGAACAGCCGCCGCAGTGCGATCGCGCGCGCATTGCCGCTCTCGACCTGCATGTCGGGCCCTATGATCGGCGCACCTGTGTCAGCGGTCGGCGACCTGCCGAGCAGTTCCGGCTGCAGTGTCCGCACCATCTGATCGATCTGCGCCCGGCTGGCCGCACGGTCGCGCTGCCGCGGTTGCAAGGTCGGGTCAAACTTCTCATTGCGCGCCAGATCATCGGCATGGCTGGTGATCAGATCCCGCGCCTCGACAACGGCATAGCCGACGTCGATCCGGCCGCCGCCAGGCACGAAGACACTGTCGCCCCCTTCCCGGGTCGCCGGCAGGGTGGCCGGCTCGACCCGCGGCAGCACGACCGGGCCATCCGAAGCGGGCGGCGCCGCAGGTTCCGACGCGGTTTCGACCGGACGGAACCGGTCCTGCCGGTCCAGATCGAACGACGCGCGCGCCGCATCCAGATCTTCCCTGTGAGACCTGGTGTCCCGGAACGAATCCGCCGCGGATGCTGCCTCCAGCTCCTGCCGGTCCAACGCCGCCATGGCGCTGTCGATTTCGGGCGGCGGATCACCAGGTCGGCCGAAAGCCCGCCGCCACGCCTTGCCCAGCAATACGGCGCCGCCGGAGAATGCGGCCGCACCGCCTGCCGCCATCGTCATGTTTTCGAGCGCCGGCCCGAAACCTGATTCAAGTCCCAGTTCCGCGCGCCGCGCCTGCACGTCCGGCTGCTGCACACCCTCGACACCGAAACCCAGCGCCGCTTCGCGCGCCATGATCCGCGCGAGACCGCCACCGCCGAAGCCAACGGGCAAGGTCGCGAGGTTGATCGGCGAGATCGTCGTCCGCAGCATCCCGCCAGCAACCCCGGCAGCGTCGGTCCAGAAGGAATCGGAAAGTCCCGCGATCCGGCTGGCGCGTGCCTCCGCCTCCAGAGCGATTTCGCGCGAGCGCGCTTCGACGCCACCGCTGTCGAGGATCCGCGACCGTTCCTGTGCCGGCACCCTGCGCCGGATCTCTTCTATGATCGGGTCCATCAGATCCGCTGCACTGCGACCCTCGGTACCGCGCGTCAGCACCTGCGGCGCGATTTCCTCGACCCATGCGTCGAAAGGGCGGCCGGTGATCGAAAGGACTGCTTCGTTCCGCTCCGCGACGGCACGGCGGTTGGTGATCGTTTCACCTTCCATGGTGTCGACCAGGCCGACCCGCTCGAACTCCGCCAGAAACGCATCGGTCGCAGTCGAAGGCAGCCCCGCAACAGGGGTCCGCCGCGCCCGGTTCATGACTTCCCGCGTGTCACTTTCCAGGAGTCCGGTCATCGCGGAGCATCCTTGCGCTGCCCGGCAAGGATCGCACGGCCGATGCCGCTCTGAGCCTTTGACAGCGACGCACGGCGATCCGCAATCCGCTGTTCCAGCGCCGCGAGATCCAGCACCACGGGCTCGCCCTCGGCGGTTACGACCGAACCGAGCACGCCGAATTTCAGCAGGTACACACCCGGCCCGATTGTCTGCAACGTGCCGCTGTCCCGCACCGCCTCCGCCGTTACCGGCTCGAGACCTGCCAGCGCGCCGTCGAGATCTTCGTCCTGCAGCCCGTCCATGAGATCTTCCAGCCGGTCTTCATCCCAGCCGCGCGGCAGGATCACGCGGGAATCGTTGAAATCGACCAACGGGCCGGTGGTCCGCTCCAGGGCCTCGTCGAACAGGTCAGGGTCGAAGGGCGCATGCAGCTCGCCGCGCTCCTCGCGCATCGCCAGATAGACATTCTCCGCCGCCTTGACGTACAGCGCCTCGGTTGCCCCCTGGCCGGCGAAGGCAGTCCCGTAGACCTTGGTCACGGATTCGCCGCGTTCGTTGGCCGATGGCAAGACGTTGTCGGCCGTCCGCCGCAGTTCCTCGCCCTTGACCATCTGCGGCCCGATTTCGGGAAACCCGGCGGCGATATATCCCTGCGCCGCGAAAATGCCCGCTCCATCCTGCCGCGCCACCCGCTGCATGACCCGCCGCGCCCGATCAGTGCCGAGGCCATCGACCATGGCGATCAGCAGCGCCGACTTGTCATCCGCGTTGGCCTGGTTCCATGCCCGAAACAGGCCGTCAGCCTCCGGATCGCTCAGAACCGCAGCGTCCGGCACCCCGAAAGCCTCGGCGTGACCGGCCACGGTTTCTGCCCGCTCGCGCCAACTGTCAGGATCTCCGAACTGAAGCGCCGGCAACTCGTGGCCCACCTTCATCAGATGGCCTACGAAATCCTTTTCGACGCTCTTGACGGTCGCAGCGATCAACTGCCGCTTCATGTCCACGACGCGCAATTCGGTCGGCGACTTGACGCCGTCCTTTGTCATCGTTTCCACGTCGCGGATCTGTTCCTGAACCGGCATCGCGCGGAAGTCCTCGCCCTCTAGCCGGATAGAGCGCGCCAGACGCAGTTCGCTCGCCGTTTCCCGTGTCAGTTCCGCCGTGTCCGACAGATCCACGTTGCCCGCTGCCGACACCCGTTCGGCATCGGCCAGAATGTCGGCTTCGTCCGGATGCCTTTCGCCAGCCAGTGCCATGGTCAGCGCCAGCCGCGCCCGATCGCGCGTCTCGATGATCCTGGCGCGGTCACGGCGGGTCTGTTCCTGATGTTCACGCCGCGCCGTCAGTTCGGCTTCGCGGTCCAGGCTTTCCACCCGCCGCCGTGCGCGATCGCGCAGCACGTTCCTGCGATCCGGATCAAGGTCGGAAAAGTCGTCAGCGACGGCAAGCGCCGCATCGGCCGCCCGCGGATCATCCGTCACCAGCCTGGTCGCCCGCGCGTCATCTACTTGCGAGAGAAATGCCCGGCCGATCTTCGTTGCCGATGCGGCATCCGGAACGAACCCGGCAACCGTGCCGTCAGAGATCAGGTCCAGGGCCTGCGCCACCAGCGCTTCGCGTTCCTCGCTGTCATCCGTCAGTGCCGCTTCGCCCGCAATCACCGCCAGACGGTTGTCGAGGTTTGTGCGCTCGTAGCCGATGCGGTTGCGCCGCACCTTCTCCGCCAATGAATTGAACGTCGGCGCCGACAGGGAATTCACGACATTGTCGAATTCCTCCCGCGCCAGTTCGGTCGTCAGCGTGTCGCCGATCCGGGTACGCATCTCGGCGACGTCCTCGCCGAAACCGGCGCGCAGCTGTTCCTCGTCGCGGCCCTCCTGATAGCGCCGCTTGATTTCACCCAGCTCTCCGACTGCCCGGGTCCGCGCGTCGGAAACCTCCGCGACCCGCTTCTGTCGGGCCAGCACGTCGATGGTTTGGAGTCCCCGATCTGCAGCGCGCGTCACGGCACTCAGATCAACGGGTTCCGGCGCCCTTGGTTGGGGCGCCGCTGGCAGTCGCAGGCTTGATTCGAAGCGTTCTATGGCCATCAGGGCACTCCTGACGGGCCGGGGTTCGACGTCCGCGTCGTTTGAACCGTGTTGCCTTTCAGTCCCTTCCAGGCGGTCACGCCGCTGATGGTCGACGACGCTGCACCGGCCAGCGCACCGAACATCGCGGTTCGGCCCTGCGCCTGAGCGTTCGCCGCATCCTGCCGCGAGATCATGGCGGAGAACCGGGCCCCGGATCTGATGGCCTGCGCATCGGCTTCCAGTGCCTGCCTGCTCTGCCGCGCCAGCACTTCCGACGAACCGGACCCGAGATCTATGCCGCGCGCGCCCAGGCTGGCGACCTGCCGCCCCATGACCTGCCGGAACTCGACGCGCGCCCGTTCTTCCTCCAGGACGCCACGGCGTTCCTCGAAGGCCGCGCGCGCGCGCAGGTTCTGAGCGTGCTCGTCTGCAGCGTTGGCCGCGCTGATGCCGCCGGCAATCGAGGCGGCTGCCGAGATTGCGGTGAACGCCATCGCGACTGTTGCAGGTTCACACATCAGTCAGAACTCGTTTGATAGACCGGCGTCAGCGCCAGCACCGTCATGGGTGCACCGGCGGACGGCAGCAGGGGGACATAGGGATCGGTGCTCCAGTCCAGATTGCAGGGCACCTCGCGGACACCCGAGACGATCTCGAGCGCCGCGCCATCGACATGACCGGAAGGGTTCAGCAGTTCATCAAGGCCCGGGTTGTTCGGATCCATCCGCACGATGCCGCCGATTGAATCCTTCAGATGCACCGCCAGCCGGATGATGTTCTTCAGCTTGTTGCCCGGCGCCCGATCGGGCACGTCCAGAACGGAAAGCGGCGCAATCTCGCCGCCGTAGTCCAGGCCGACTAGAACCTCGCTGGCCGGAATCTGCAGCTCTATCGCTCCGCCTGACACCGTCCTGGACGGCTGTGCCGCCCCGTCCGCCCAGATTGCCACCTCGCGGCCCTCAAGGTGGCCAAGACCTGTAACCGTTGTGGTCGGCGACCCGAATGATCCGCGCAAGGCGCTGTCCAGATACCAGGCGGCAGCGGCATCCGTCTTCCCCTCGCCATCCCAGGGCTGCTGGACGCACTCGATATATCGCTTGGTCACGCCCCCGACGACGCGGTCGACAATGAAGTAGACGTCCGTCCGCTTGCCATTGTCCGCCGGCACGGCAGCCACCGAGCGAAAGCTGTCACCTGACGTTGTCGACCGACCGGCAAACGCCAGGACCTGTTCGTGCTGTTCGAAGGTCATGCAGCTGCAGCTGCCGTCCTGCATGACGATCCAGAGAAGCCCGAACGGCGTTTTCGACCAGGCCATTTCCTTGATGCCGGGTTTGAAGAAATGTGCCGAGGCAATGGAAATGTCGCGCGGCGCGAAACGCTCGCTGTCCGGGTCGAAACTGATCTCGTAGAGCCCGGTGCCGTCGGCGCTCGAGAATACGGCCGTGGTGCCGATCTTCACCGGCTGCAGGCGCGCCGACCCGCGGTTCGAATGGGGCCGGATGACCGTATTGGCAGGAGTCAGCGCTTCCAGCTGGGTCGTTGCCTGACCAACATGTTCCTCGCCTTCCGTGCCGATGTGCAGCTGCACCATGTCCAGCAGCCAGTTGATGTTGTTGAAGCCCTCGGCCGACTCGGACAGCGTGAAATCCGAGGAATCGGCCTCGGTCTCGCCGGGCTGAAAGTCCGTCGGGCGACCCACCGCGGAAAACCAGATCGTGCGCGGCTGTGATTCAGTGCCGGCAACCCATATCCGCTGTTCCTTCTGGCAGATCGCCCGCGGGTTTCCGGTCGCTGTCGAGAATGCCGCCTTGTGCCAGCGATACGTGGTCTTCGACGAAATCACGCCGTCCGGCAGTTCACCGACCACGTCGGCCGTCGCCGATGTGCCGCTGGCCACCGCCGTGATCTTCACCACGCCGAAGCCGTTGTGGATGTGCCGCCAGATGACGCCACCCTGTTCCGACAGGGAATCGCCCTCGATGTGCACTGGCGGGTTCACGCCCGTGTTCGTGCCGCTGACAACCTCGTAGACCGCACCCACTGATCGCATCCGTGACCCGGCCGAAACCGTCGTGTTGCCTGTCCACTCCGGTACCGCGCTCTGGTCAACTTCGTTTAGGCGGAAGAAGCTGCCGACGTCGCCGGCAACGAACAGCGCTGCCGACGCCGTCAGAGTGATCCCGGTACCGGTCGCTGCACTGGCGCTGACGGTGAGGCTTTCGTCCAGGTTCTGTGGTGCGAAAGGTCCGTTTGCGTGCGGGAATTCCTCGATCGTCCAGCTGGTCGCGGAGTTGCGGCGCAGCTGCTGCCATTTGTGATTGCCGTCGACCAGATAGATAAAATCCGCCGTCTGCGACCACTGCAGGTTCGGAATATCGGCCGTCGCATAGGGCGAGGTGATTTCCAGCGGCGAACCGCTGCCATCATCGACCTGCGCCTGGTCACTGAAGAAACGGATATAGAGGTTCCCGAACTCCAGAACGAAGGAATCGTTGACCGAGAAGACAAAGGGAATCAGACGGACACCGCCGCTACCCTTGGTCTCGGCAATCCACCTTGTGCCTGGCGCCCGCGTGACCGCGCCGGACCTCTTGACGACGAAGTTGCGGCAGCGCCGCAGACCGATCTGGTATCGCCTGAGATCGCGCCGCGCCAGCAGTTCCGGATCAAGTTCGCCACCGGCAAAACTGGCCTGTTCCTGTGACCTGTCCGGCATGTCAGAAGTAACCTCCGCTGCGCGCGTCGGTCCAGAGGATTTCCCCCTCCTCGTCCCCCTCGAACTCGTCCAGCCAGCCTTCCTGGCTGTTGACCCGCTTCGCCTCGTGCAGCGCACTATCGTATGCCGCGCGCAGCTCCTGCAGCTTGCTTGTCGATCGCACCAGCTGCGGTGCAATGGCAATACCCAGGCGCAGCGCAAACGCCGTGACGAACAGCGCGGACCAGTCCGCGGGGCGCGTCACGCGATCGGTCGACCGGATCTTCACAGTCGTACCGAAATTGCCGTGGATCTGTGCTCCGTTCCGTTTCCAGCGCGCATAGGGATCGCGATTGACTTGGCGCACGACCAGGACCGATCCGGGCAGCGTATAGGCCGACGGAAATCCGAACGACGGCGCGGCAATATCCTTGCTCAGCGTGTGGAATCGGCTGGCAAAGCCCCAGTCGTGATCCTGCAATGCGGCGTCGCGCGCGACAGGCAGATGCAACCGGCACTGAGACGCCGCAAGCCCGCTCTGATCAAGGCTGACCAGCTGCGGGCTTTCACAGTGTGACAGCGCCAGATTGGCAACCGTCACTTCCGAATATGGGCTGGTGAGGCCGCTCATGGCGTGCCCCTTACGCGGGCGGGAAGTTGGGTTCGCTCAGGATGCGCGCGCGGTAGCGTTCCAGGGCGAACAGCACTTCATCGCGCGTCATCGTGCCCTTGAAATCCAACCGGAATTCCGGCGTCTGCGCGGAGGCGGTGGCCTGGGTGATTTCGTGCTGTTCCTCGCCGCGGTTGTAGTCGTATCGAAGGGTATCGGCCATTGCGTCGCTCCAGTCCTCGGTTCAGGAATTCCCGGCGGCAGGTCGGCCGCCGGGAACAGGTGTCCGCCTCAGTTGTTCGAGGCGTACTTGAGGACCATCGTCAGGTCGGAATCGGCACCCGCGACGGCCTTGATGCGGCAACGGATGGTCGCCAGCCCGCCCGGATCGCTCGTCATGCCCATCAGCGACCACAGCGGCTTTGCATAGTTCTGGATCGCGATGTTGGAATCGAGGACCGACGCGCTGCCGGCGTTTTCGACGTCCAGGCCATCCGTCAGCAGCTGGGTCTGCACGGTGCCGGAAATGACAGCCTCGATATCGACGGTCTTGCCGGCACCAAAGGCGTCGAAATACAGCTTCGAGTCGGGATCGATGACCGCATCGGTGGGGATCTTCGCCATCGCGTAGGTGGATTCGGCGTTGTTGGCCGTCACCACCTGGACAGTCCCCGTCACCTGGCGGACCTTGCCGCCGGAAAGCTTGGCCTCGATGCGCGTCGTATCGTCGGACGGATCGCGCACCGCATTCGAAAAAAGGGCAACCAGTGCCATTATCAGTCTCCTCTGTTGTTCGCTTGCTGTCTTCGGGAAGTCCGGGAAACGCAGGCGGGCAGCGGCGTTCAGCCACCGCCCGCCCTTGCGTCACACCGCGACGGCGACCTGCATCACCTTTTCTTCCTGAAGGCGCACGGCGCCGACCATCTGCGACATGTAGACCCGCCAGTTGAACTTCTTGGTCGAGTCCTGGCCGACCTGTGTGTTCAGCGGCAGCCATGTCCCCATCTGCATTCCGGACGGCACCCACACGGGCAGCAGCCGTTCGGTGCCTCCGGCGTTGGTCAGCAACCGTTCGGAGTGCATGAAGTTGATCTGATGGTAGCCGACCAGCCCGTCGTTCTGGTCGAACCGGAATCCCCGGATGTTCTTGTCCTGGGCCTCGTAGAGCGTGCGCAGATCCTGGAGATCGGTTGCGGACATCGCCATCCAGATCGGTTCATCGAATTCGAACTCGTTCTTCTGGTACTGGGTGATGACGGCATCGAGCTTGGCCTTGTTCATCCCCGTTGCACCTGAGGCACCGACGCTCGACAGGACCTTCTGAGTGGCCGGAAAGCTGATGGTCGTGTCACCGGCTTCCTTGCCGGCCTTCACGTCGGCAAAGAATGCCGAAATGTGCCGGTCATCCAGCTTGCGGTAGACCGCCTGGTGTCCCGCCTTCACCAGATCGCTCGTCGGGTCGGTCAGTTCCTTGACCAGATCCGTTTCGGCCAGCAGTTCACCGAACTCGATCTTCGGCTTCGGGAAGATCCAGCGGCGCTCGCGCGGGACACTGTTGATCGGCGTGTCGCCAAAGACGTCATCTTCGTCCTGCGCCTCGGCCTGGCCGTACTGTTTGACCGGCACCGCGTTCTCGCCGCGATAGCTCTGCGTCGAGAACTTGTCCATGAACCGGGACGTCTTCTGCTGCAGCAGGTGCTCGACATGCTCGGTATAGGTGGTGCCGTAGTGGAGTGTTTCGTCAGCTGTGGGCAACTCTGCCTCCTGAATTTCCGTGTTGAAGTGACGGTTTTTTCAGAAGGACTACCCGGATCGATGCCGGACCCTACCTGGCTTTTCTCGCTGCCTGGGCGTGCTGTCTTGCCAGCATGTAGCCGGACCCGGCCCGGTTTCAAAAGAAACGGGGCGACGGACTACCCGACGCCCCGGATCGTATTGCCGCACTTCGACAAATCGCAAATGATTTAATTCGCGTTTTTCGCTTTCGCCAGCAATGAGAGCTTGTTGTACCTCTCCACTGCAGCGTCATGGTCGCGATGACCGGCCGTCCGGAATGCGGCCTGGAATTCCTTGTCGTCCTTCAACGCTGCCAGCTGCTCACTGGCCTCGTCGGCGGTCATGTCGCCGCCGCCCGTCATGCCGCCGCCATCCTCGCCGAGTTCCTTGCCGAGCTTGTGCAGCGCCTTGGTCAGCGCCACACCGCCGACGACGCTTTCGAGATCCTTCAGGGCCTCGCTGTCAAACCCGAGCCAGGCGAACCCGCGCCGGGCAATATCCAGCGCGCCGTCTGTCTCACCGGGCCATTCCTGTTCCAGCGCCGCCTTATAGGCCTCCGTCTGTTCCTTCACCGACGCCATGCCGCTGGCGAAACTGCCGGCGCTGTCCTTGACGTACCAGTCATACAGCGCAGCAACAGCGTGCGGCGGTACATTGTTCTCGTGTGCCACCGCCCGGAATGCCTCCAGGCGGGCATTGTCGATCTCGAACCCTTCCGGCAGGCCCTCCGGGTTGGCCAGTTCGTATCCGTCAGGCTTCTCCGGCACGCCGAGTTCCTTCCAGCCGTCCCAGTTCTTCACGTCACCGTCCTTCACGGCGGGAAGGCTGCTCCCGACCCGCGTTGACAGCTTGTCGTAAGCCGTCACCACGTCCGCACCGGACTTGAACCCGTTCTTCTCGATCACGGCAGTCTGCGCTTCGTTCAGCCCCAGTCCTTCGTACCAGGCACCGCCCCCGCCCTCGCCTCCGCCGCCCTCGCCTCCGCCGCCCTCGCCGCCGGTCATGGTTGTGGTTGCCGGGTTTCCGTTTTCTTCAGCCATCGTGATTCTCCTGTGTCTGGAATCGCAGCAGATCTCGCTCTGCCGCCTCGATTTCTTCGGACGTCAGGTCCAGTCGGTCGCGGATATGGAACCACATGGCCTGCATTCCGCAGTTGAAAGCCGTTGTCGTGGTGTCTCCCGGTATGAACGGGGTTTCCCGGTCGAAACCGAGTCGCGCGAGATCCGCGAGCACGATGTGATTGTCGGCGAAAGCCCGCTGGTATGCTTGGCAGACCGCAACCGCACCGCGCTTGCCGTAGAGGCCGAGCACCCAGTTCAGCGCACTTGTCCTGGCCGCCATCAGGCCACGGCCTTCTGCATCTGCTGCACGATGTTCGCGCCCTGCTGTCCGACGTCGAGTGCCGCTTGCTGCTGTTCTCGTTCCGCCCGCGCCTTGCGACGCTGCGCGACGACGTCGTCGCCCAGGATCAGGTCTGGCGGCGCACCGCGGCCCTCGCGCATGTGCCGCACGAACGCGTCGCCGTTGAACAGATCCGCAGCGGCCGGGTCCAGTTCCGTCGCCCGCAGGATATCCTCGACCAGCCGCGCGCTCGACGATGCCTGCGCCGACTTCATCGCCTGGTGCAACGCGCTCTGGAAGGTGACAACCAGCGGCTGTTGCTGCAGTTCCGGCGGCGGCGGCGGCAGCTGACCGTTCCGAACGCCCATATCGACCCGCCGCGCGACCGACTTGGCCGCAAAATGCTGATTGATCAGCGTGGCATGGGGCGCCATCAGCCGCATGCGTTCTTCCTGCCGGTCAAGCACTTCCGTTGCCGTCATGCCGCTGCGCCCGACGAGCTGCAGCAGGGAGAAATAGAACGCATCCTTGATCTGTTCGCGGGTGTCCTGCATCAGCTCCAATGGGATATCGGCGCGGTGACCGGTATAGAGCGGCTTCACAAGCGGATTGCCGCGCTTGTCCAGCCCGCCGACCGTCACGCCGCCCGGTGTGGTGCGCAGCGTCTGCAGGGAATCCTTGTCGACTGCCAGCAAGGACGGGTTGGCCGCCCGCTGCCCGGCCTCCAGCTGGGTTTT